GTAGCAGTACCTTCACCTGCAACGGAAACTATTGTAAGACCGCTCGAACTTGTTTCTACGCCAGGTGTACCTGCGGCTACTGTTGCTACGTAGTTACCAGTTGTATCAGTTCCAAGAGCAACACTATTTGCTGCAATAGTAGTTGCAAAAGATAAGTTACCAGATCCATCAAATGAACCACTTACACCAGTTACATCGCCAGTTAGTGTAATTGTTCTGCCTGTTGCCCATGCACTTGCAGTTGAGGCGTTACCAGTTAATGTTCCAGTTAATGTCCCGACAACTGTTAAGTCCCCTTGGACACTTGCATCATTTGCTAGCGTAACTAAACTAGTTCCTGAACCTAAATCAATGAATGCTGCTTCGCTAGCAATATTTAAAGTGTCGACATTATTATTTAACAAGTTAAACGTTGTAGAAACAGATGTAATACTGTTACCGTTTACTGCTAAATTTTTTGCAACTTCTAATGCATCATGTACTCTTGCATTATTGTAGACTATTAAGTTATTCTTAACATGGAAATCTTCATCTACTATTAATCTGTTACCAGTAACCCTAGCCGACTCTGAGGTAGTATCGTATTCGAATATTTTATCGTTATCTAAGCAAGACACAAACACTTTATTTGCAGATGAACTGATATCAAAACCTGTCGGCGATGTTACAGTAATAGCAGTAGTTATTGTGCTAATATCTCCTTCATCTGTATGAGTTGCACTAGTAATGTTCCAAGCCGAACTTAGTGTAAATTTGTTAATAGCATCGTGAACACTGTCTAATACGTAAAGTGTAATACCATCGCTTGACATTTTCATTGATGTTGGTTTAGGTGTTCTTGCAGAAATATTCAATTGTTGTGAATATGTTGCAGTACTTACAGTCCATGCAGTTCCTAAATTATATTCATAAATCCTAGTATTTTGCTGTCCTAGCACATACATTTTAGTTCCGTCTGATTTAAAAAACAGACCGTGCGGTAGTGTGTCTTGTGCAGATATATCTTTACTACCTACATATGAAGCAGTTGATAAGTTCCACGCAGTAGAAAGATCGTACTGATGAACGCTTTGGCTGTTTGTACCAACTACATAAATTTTTGTGCCGTCTGCTTTAACAAATAACGAAGTTACATCAACTTCTTCTGCACTAACATCTAACAATTCTAGATAAGTTAGTGTATCAACTTTATATGCTGTTGTGAATGTGTATTTGTAAACATTAGGTGTACCACCGGTTGCTAACAAATAAAATCCATTTGTGTTGTCTATACATATTTCGGTTATGACAGAATCTTCAGAAGTGGTGCTAAACGAGTTTCCGTTATATTTCCATGAATCTATGCCTGTAGTTGATTCTATAGATACTTCGCCGAAGTCAATACCAGTAGCATAGATGTTTCCGTTAACATCTAATTTAAAAGTAGCACCTGGTGTAGTAGTATCACTTTCACCATAACCTAATCTTAAACTATGTGCAACTGATAACTTACCATCAGTTGTAAGTGCCATAGCACCCTGTGCAGTTGTATGTGTAGAATCTCCCCACCAAAACCCTTGACTACTATTGTTGTCCATTTGGAAAGTCATGGCTTTTTCGTTATCGATGCCACCATATGTTACACTATTTTCTAAACCTATAATATATGTGTTATTATTCCATAGTCTATATTTGTCTCTATTACTCGCTGCAGATAATGTAACTCTTCCGCCGGAAACTATTAAATTCCCTGCAACATCTACTTCGCCTGTACTTTTGATTCTGAGCTTTTCTGCGGCTGTGGCGCCAGCTGCCATTGTTTTAAATACAAAGTCAAAATCTTCGCTGCCAGATGTAACATCGGTAGTTACAACTTCAATCAACCCACCGATTTCATTATTGGTGTTGCTAGTTTCTGTAATGAATCGAAGTCCGGTGCCTATACCATTTGCAGGTGTTCCTGTTGTAGTATGCGTTAATGTAATAGGATAAACAACGCTATCATTGAAAACGTCATTTTCTACATATGTACTATAGGCTGTGTTTAAAAAATCACTTAAATATTGCGCCATTTTTATTTTATTTCCTTATGCTTGTGCTTCTGACCATCTTAGCAACACACTTGCTCGTGCTGTACCTGTTGTTGTTCTTACGTTTATAGCTAGAATATCAGGACCGTCTGGATATTTGTAATCGCCACCTAACGGTGCACCTGTTAATTCTTTCAAATCAGACAAGTCAATTAACCCGTCTGTCGCACCGTCTGTTGTTGATGGCGCTGTATACGCAAAAATTTGTTCTCCGGGCAATGCAAACGTTCCCGAACTCCAAGTAACGCTTGTTGCAACTTGTGCAAAACTAGGCTGACCTCCAACTGCTTCTGTGTTAAGTGCAGTCCATGTTGCGTTAGAGAAATTCTTAGGATTTAACACACCTTCAACAACACACGCACCTGAAGATGTACCCGAACTAACCGCAGTACTAAGTGCTTGTAATAACAACTGACTTCTGTTTAATAAATCTTTTGATCCCAGTTGTCCTACTGCGCTGTTTGCTACGCTAGGCGCAAGTCTTATTAAGAAGAAGGTTTGTGTTGTTGTGCTTATGTTAATATGAGTACGTTGATAGTTAAAGAAGTATCCACGATCTTCATCATACCCACCGTCTGCAATCAATGCACTGCCCCAGTGTGTAAGTGTTGGGCTACAAGTGTTACTAATAATAATAGCACCTGTATTTGCAGAATGTGTTGTCGCACTCCCGGCTGTTAATGTATTAACGTTACCTTGCTGATACTGTACTAGTGATGCTGCTCGTGTGCATCCAGTAAAGTTTCCTGGTCCTGTAGTTGTACTTCTGCCAGTGTATGAAACAATCTCATTATCTATATACAATGTTCCTACATCGGGGAATAGCGTTAAATCTGCTGCAGGGACTGTTGTTTGAGACGAGTTCATTGCTGCTGTCAAATATGTACTAGGGCTATCATTTTCAATACTATAACGAATAGGTAAGTTACCGCTTCTCATGTACGCTTCGTCGTTAATGTTGTTATTTTTAAATCTATGAGCCATCACCCAATGACCATCACTTCCTCTAGCCATGAAGTCGATATAACCTGCACCATACCAGCTATATTGAATACCCATCATTTGCATTTTATTTAAATCGATAGTATAACCGCTCGGTCCTGTGCCGTCCATATTATCTATGTTAAAGTCACCTTGTTTAACTCTAAGTTCTTCTACAAGAGATATACGAACCCCGCTGGCTGCAATGCCTCTATAGTCTGGTGTTACAAATATGTTAGTATCATCAAACACTTGAGTTACGAAGTGAATCATACCTCTAATAACGACACGATCTCCTACTCGCAATTGCTGTGTAAATCGTGTACCATCTCCGGTTATTAAGTTATCGTTAGGGTTAACAGTAGCAGTTCCTGCAATTTGAAATGTACTACTACGTCTTACACAATATAAATCGATCCCGTTAAATTCCCAGAATATACCGTTTTGATCGTCAAACACCCCTGCACGAACTGCAGCACCTTGCCAATTTTTAACATATATTTTTGTTTTACGATCTAATGTAGGTGTAGCACTACCAAGACTTGTTGTTGCAGTGACAGTGAATGTATAGTCGTCTACAATGCTAGCAACTGTATAAGTTCCGTTATACCCTCCAGTAGTCACACCTAGTAATTCAATTGTTGCACCTATTTGCAATCCGTGATCTATAGCATCTGTTGCAATAGTAATAGTAGACCCAGAACTTGTACCGCTCGCAGAAACTGTTATAATATCATACTTTGGTTTAAATAACGTACCTGTTGACCATACATACCCTTTTCCTGACTGATACCGGAAATACTTCTTAGTTTGTCGAACAACTGCAGCACCATATGTTGGCGTTTTAGTAGATAAAATAACACCGCCATCCATTGGTCTATGCAAGATTGTTGCATTCGACTGTGCATGTAGTGTCACGCTAGATGGACTGCTTACTGCACCGCCTGCTCTTGCAAGATATGTAAATGATGTTAAACTAGGTGTTGATAACACAACAAACGGACCAGATGCTAATGTGGCATTAGTACCTGAAGCTACTGTAACGTGTATTATTGTTCCTGGTATTAATCCGTGTGGGCCTAGAAAGTTTAATGTAATAGTGCTAGGGTTGCCGCCGCTACTGGTTGCACTGTTAACAGGAATACTTGCTCCGTTGTAAAATTCTCCACGTCTAACCAATGTTTCGTCAGTTTTCAAACTTTGGCCGTTCGACGTTCCTACTAAACCTCTAGCAAAATATGTTACACTTGTGCTAGAAGGAACGCTAAAAATCACAAAATTACCATCTGCACGGCTAAACCCAGATATACCTGAATCTAGTCCACTTACGTTCACAACTCCGCCGACTGCCATACCATGCGCTGCAGTAAACGTAACAGTAATTAAACTATTAGAACTACTAGTAGTTGTATAATTAGTTGTTATTGTTGATACTTCTAAGTCAATGCCTGGCAATTCATACGCACTAGGATACCCTCTTACAGTTCCGTAGCCTGCCCATTTGGTTGGCTGTAGACCATATTCAAAGTCAGCATCAATTAATGATTGCGGGTTAGATACTCGCATACGGTCAATTGCATCAGTACCGAATCCCCACGGTTTGATCGACATTGCTTCATGATCTTTACCTTCTACATAGATAGACAATCTGTCAGATGAACTCATTGTGCTAGTATCTGCAGCAAGAGTTAATGTAGTATATCCGTCGGTTTTATATGATATACTAGGAAATGCTGTTCCGTAATTTCCCAAAGTAAATGCAGTTGTTGTTCCAGCAAAATCACTATCTGCAAAATTATAAATTATAACGTTATCAGTTGTGTTAGTTATAACTAAAAAGTCTTCTAATACGTATCTTCCTGGGATTATAATTGTGCCAGAACCTGCGGCTGCAGGGGAAAATACATATTCACTTATTCGTTTCTTTGCCATTATGTGTTCCTATTATCCTAATGCTATCGATAGTGCTACTGTTGTTGAAATCGGTGTATCTAACCCCGCAGGACCAGCGTCTCCTACAGGACCTGCTGCGCCTACGGCAGCATAAACTTGCCATGTTGTTCCGCTGTAAACAAAGTCTACTTTTATTTGACCTAAGTCTAAAATAAAATCATCCGCAACACCTTCTATTGTGCTACCGTTTCTTGCAATTGTTAAATTGTTTGCTTCCCAATCATTTATATCAAACACCACTACAGTGTCACCTGTGCTGGGAGATGCGGGTAGTGTTATCGTAAAACTACCGCCTGATGTATTTGTTAAAATTCTATCGCCTGCAGATGCAGTATAGTTTGCTGTTTTTGTTAAATAGTTACCAGCTACCGCACTTTGCACAAACTGAGTTGTAGCAATTTGTGTTGTGTTTGTTCCTGCAGTAGCAGTAGGTGCAGCAGGTGTCCCAGTAAGTGTTGGGCTAGTTGCAAGAACAACTGAGCCAGTGCCGGTGGTCCCTGAAAAACCAAAAACCTCTACAGCCCACCCTGCAGCACCATTGCCGGCAGTAAGATCTATGCTAGTTACTAGTATAGAAGTTCCAGCAAGTAAGTTAGCTACTGTAGCAGAATTTGCAGCTCTAACTTCGATATTACCGGTTGAATTATTTACTAAAAGGAATGACATTCCCAATGTCATTGTTTGTGGCGCAGGTAACGATACTATTTGTGTGGAGGTCCCTGTAAAGAATTGTTGATAATTGCTGTTCACAGTTAGTATAGTTGTACCGGCGGCAGTTACAGTAGTGCTATACCCTATTCTAATATTATTAATTGTTGGAAGAGAAATTGTTGGAGCGGTACCAAACACAAGGGCACCGGAACCCGTTTCATCACTTATTACACCAGCAAGTTGCGAACTAGTAGTGGTCGCAAACGCACCTAAGTTATTTTGTAAAAGTGCAAAAGTACCAGTTGTAGTTGGTAATGTTAGTGTAGGAGTTCCAGCTGCTGCAGGTGCTACGATTATAGCAGTGCCTGAACTAGAACCAGTTAAGCGTAAGGATTTACCAGATGCTAATGCAAAATGTTCACTGCTAGTCCACGCATCTGTAGCATCGACCCAGTTTAGTGTTTTATCTGTTGTGCCTCTTAAAGTTATACCGCCGCCGTCTGCTGTAACGTCACTTGGACTTGCTACAGAACCTAATTCAATGTTTTTGTCGTCGACTGATAATGTTGTGCTATTAACAGTAGTTGTTGTTCCATTAACTGTTAAATTTCCGGTTACAACTAAGTTATTGTTAACAGTAGTGTTGCCTGTCCCAGCGCCAAGTGCAATTGTGGTTGCTGCGCCGAATGCATTAACTGTTGTAGCAGTAGTGTTAATTAAACTTAAAGTTGAAACACCTGTTGTGATATCTCCGCCCACAACTAAGCCGTTTTTGACTACAAAATTATTATCATTGGCCACGGTTCACTCTCCCCAATTGGCATATATTATATTTATGCAAGTAGAAGAGTCTGAACTATCTTATATTGTGTACTATTAGTGCTTACTTGCGTTGCTAATATTCTAACATTTCCGCCACTAATATCAACATCATATGCTGCCAAATCGCTTGCACCTGTGTTGACCATAGCGTATTGTGTTGCGCTGGCTGTGGTTCCGTTGTGAACAATTAGCATTTCGGTTATACTTCTAGCACCAGTTACAGTGTCTCTAGATTGTATTACTACTTTGCCGCCGCCGAACGTAGTAGTACTAAATGATGCAATTGCTGTCTGTGAAGTAGATGTAAGTGTTGCAGTTGCACTATCTAAATTGTAAGTGCTGTCAATTCTAATTGCACCATCAACATGTAATTTTTCTGCAGGAGTTGATGTATTGATACCAACATTGCCATTTAATAATGTATATCCAGTTCCAGTCGGAGTTAATGTTATATTTTGATCAGACCCTCCAGCTGTAATAGTAATTGCGCTTGACCCAGTTATATTGCCTACACCAGTTAAGTTACCTGAAACGTTTGCACTACCATCGAAGTTTTGACCCCACAGAGTTCTTACAGTTTGTAACGTAGTTGCAGTAGATGCGTTTCCGCTTAATGCTGCAGTGATAGTTCCAGCACTAAAGTTTCCGCTTGAATCTCTAGCAACAATAGCACTGTTTGTATTTGAACTTGTTGCTGTTGTTGCTGAATTGGATACTTTACCTGAAGTTGAAATAGTCGCTAGTTTTGTGTCAACTATACCTGCTGCAGAATTTATGTCTGCGTTTACAATTGAATCAGCAGTTATACCCGCTGATATTGTGATATCAGCACTTCCGTTAAACGAAGTAGCAGATCCGGTCACATCTCCGCTTATGGCAATAGTTCTTGCTGTAGTTAGTGTGTCTGCAGTACCTGCAGTTGCAACGTTTAGATTTGAGACTCGTGTGGTTGATGTAATTACAAATGGTGCTGTGCCAGTTGCAATGGTATTTGTTAATTGGTTGTTCATATTAAGCGTAGTTACGCTAGTAAGAGAACCTGTAACGTTAGCAGAACCATTAAAGTTTTGTCCCCACAGTGTTCTAGTGGTTGTTAGTGTTGCTGCACTTCCTGTTGTGTTTTGATTACCGGTAGTATTAACTCCTGGCAAATCAATATTAGCTGACCCATCAAAACTCACACCACCGATTGTTCTTGCAGTCTGTAGTGTAGTTGCAGTGGTTGCATTTCCGCTTAGTGCTGCAGTAATTGTACCTGCTGTAAAGTTACCACTTGCATCTCTGGCAACAATTGCACTGTTGGTATTTGTGCTAGTTGCAGTCGTAGCGGAATTGGATACTTTGCCGGCGGTCGAAATAGTTGCTAGCTTTGTATCAGCAATCGCTGCAGCGGAATTTATATCTGCGTTTACAATTGAATCAGCGGTAATTGCTGCTGATATTGTGATATCAGCACTTCCATTAAATGATGTAGCAGATCCGGTTACATCTCCACTTATTGCAATGTTTCTTGCTGTAGCAAGTGTAGTTGCAGTAGTTGCGTTCCCGCTTAGTGCTGCGGTAATAGTCCCGGCACTAAAGTTACCTGACGAATCACGAGCAACAATTGCACTGTTGGTATTTGTACTAGTTGCAGTCGTAGCGGAATTGGATACTTTACCTGAAGTTGAAATGGTTGCTAGTTTTGTGTCAACTATACCTGCTGCTGAGTTGATATCTGCGTTAACAATCGAATCAGCAGTTATAGCTGCTGATATTGTGATATCAGCACTTCCGTTAAATGATGTTGCAGTACCAGTTACATCTCCACTTATTGCAATTGTTCTTGATGTAGCAAGTGTAGTTGCAGTAGATGCGTTACCTACTAGCGCACCTCTAAAGTTTGCTGCTTGAATATCAGCAAGAGCAAAAGAGACATGACTAGTATCAATAAACGGACTTACGTCAGGCTCCGGGGTATAGCCTTTAAACGCTTTAAAATAACCGTCGGAAGCGTCACGGAAGAATCCGCCGTGCTGATAGGTAGTATCGTAATAACCGAAAGAAAATCCCAAGTCAGGGTTAGCATTTGTTCTTGCCCGTGCAGTTCCGCCCGAAACATATGAACCGGTTGCAGTATTTGCTATAGTAAACGAATTCGTTGCAACCGCAGTTATAGTTTGATTTGATAAGTTATACGCAGACGGATCTACACCAATAATACTTACAGACATGCCTGGTGTATAATTATGAACTTCGTTAGTAGTATAAACAACGTTTGTACCATCTCCTACTACATTGGATATAGTTGTTAATATCGCCTGATTCAGATAGATCATATTATCAGTTACTGATAAATTAGCAGCGGTAGTAGTGGTAGTTGTACCACCTACAGACAAGTTACCGTCTATAGTAACATTACCATCGAACAATGCATTATTAAATGTCACGTTTGCAGTAGTTGAAACGTCTTGTCCGATTGCAATTGTCGGAGTCGCACTTTCTCCTGTGTTGTTTGATAATGTTACACCTGTGCCTGCTACAAGACTTGCTACGTAGTTACCAGTTGTGTCAGTTCCAAGGGCAACACTGTCTGCAGCAATTGTTGCGGTGATAGTAATATCAGCTGATCCATTAAACGAAGCAGACCCGCTTAGATCTCCCCCAAGAGAAATAGTTCTTGATGTTGCAAGTGTAGTTGCAGTAGTTGCGTTCCCGCTCAATGCTGCGGTGATAGTCCCTGCAGCAAAATTACCACTACTATCTCTAGCAACTACTTTTGATGATGTATTTGCACTTGTTGCGTCGACTGCTAGTGTTAGTCCTGCGCCTTCACTTCCGCCGTTACCGCCGGTGATGTATGATCCATTGGTTATGCTTGCTACGTAATTGCCTGTTGTATCAGTTCCGAGGGCAACACTATCTGCTGCAATAGTTGCTGTTAGTGTTACGTTTGCACTTCCGTCTATGCTTACGTTACCAGTTAGATCGCCGCCTAGTGTAATTGTTCTAGAATTTTGCCATGCACTTGCTGTGGTTGCATTACCACTTAGTGCTGCAGTGACAGTTCCTGCACTAAAGTTACCACTGCTGTCACGAGCAACTATAGCACTATTTGTGTTTGAACTAGTGGCTGTAGTAGCTGAGTTTGAGACTTTACCTGATGTTGATATTGTAGCTAGCTTTGTATCAGCGATTGCAGCACTTGAGTTAATATCTGCGTTTACAATTGAATCAGCGGTAATTGCTGCTGATATTGTGATATCGGCACTACCATTAAATGATGTTGCAGTACCAGTTACATCTCCACTTATTGCAATTGTTCTTGATGTAGCAAGTGTAGTTGCAGTAGATGCATTTCCGCTTAGTGCTGCGGTAATTGTTCCGGCGCTAAAGTTACCTGACGAATCACGAGCAACTATAGCACTATTTGTGTTTGAACTAGTGGCTGTTGTAGCTGAGTTCGATACTTTACCAGCTGTTGATATTGTTGCTAGTTTTGTATCAGCTATTGCGGCACTTGAGTTAATATCTGCGTTTACAATTGAATCTGCTGTAATGCCTGCTGATATTGTGATATCAGCACTTCCGTCAAACGAAGTAGCAGATCCGGTTACATCTCCACTTATGGCAATTGTTCTTGCTGTAGCAAGTGTAGTTGCAGTAGATGCGTTACCACTTAATGCAGCGGTAATTGTTCCTGCTGCGAAGTTACCAGACGAGTCGCGGGCAACAACCTTAGATGCTGTATTTGTAGTAGTTGCGTCGACTGCTAGTGTTAGACCAGCGCCTTCGCTTCCTCCATCGCCTCCGGTGATATAAGATCCGTTAGTGATACTTGCTACGTAATTGCCTGTTGTATCTGTTCCTAATGCAACACTGTTTGCAGAGATAGTTGCTGTTAACGTTCCGTTTGCTAAATCAGTCAATGTTACACTACCACTTAAATCACCTGCAAGTGTAATAGTCGGATCAGGTTTATTTAAAATGTCTGCCCATTCAACGTTTGCATCCACTGTTCCTTTTGTTCCGCTAAACACTTCGCTTGTGTTAGTTGCGTCAGGTATAAAAGTAAATTTACCAGTACTATCATCAAAACCAAAAAAGCCAACCTTTGCACTAGTTCCGTTATGCCAACGAAATTCAATGCCTCTGTCTTTGTTATCGTCAGTTGATGGAGCAGTATCTCCGCCTAATGTAATAACAGGATCATCTATTGTAGTTACTGTTGAGTTAACTGTGGTTGTAGTTCCGTTAACTGTTAAATTGCCAGTGACAATTAAATTATTACCAACTGTAACATCATTTGGTAATCCAATAGTTATTGTCTGACCACTAGCAACTGCTTCTATTTCATTTGTTGTTCCGGCAATAGTTAACGTTTGTGTACTTAAATTTACAGTGCCAGTTCCAGATGTTCCTGCAATATTCAATGTTTGTGCAGAAGACGCAGAATCAACATATGCTTTGATACTTTGTTGTGTTGCAAGAGCTGTTGCACTATTGCTAGCCATATTATCTTCGTCTAATATACTACTAATTGCAGTTGTAGAATTAATAGTTAAAGTAGACGACACAGTTAATGCACCTGTTAATGCTAATGTCGAACCGTTAAATGTTAAATTAGAAGTATCTTGCAAACGGCCAGCAGTTCCTACATAAACTATTCTATTAGAAACTAAATCTGAAACTTTAAGGTTTGCTACTGTTGTTGCACCATTTACATCTAATGTTCCTGCTACCAGTGTATTACCCGAAGTAGCATTAACTGTAAACTTGTTTGTAGCAATATCAAAGTTACCATCGATGCCAGTAGCACCAGTTACATCTAAAATACCAGCAATTGCGGTATTACCACTAGTTGCATTAACTGTAAACTTGTTTGTAGCAATATCAAAGTTACCGTCTATTCCAACTGCACTTGTTACATCGAGTGTACCTGCGATTGCAGTATTACCTGAAGTAGCATTTACTGTAAACTTGTTTGTAGCAATGTCAAAGTTCCCGTCAATGCCGGTAGCGCCAGTTACATCAAGTGTTCCTGCAACTGCAGTATTACCACTAGTTCCATTTACTGTAAACTTGTTTGTAGCAACATCAAAACTTCCGTCTACACCTAATGATCCGGTTACATCTAAAGCACCTGCAATAGCAGTATTACCTGATGTTGCGTTTACTGTAAATTTATTAGCACCAATAACAAAAGTAGTTGCATCAAAAGTTAAATTTGCATCATTTTCAAGTTCGCCGTCAACACCGACAATAACGATTCTATTATTCGTTAAATCGCTTACTTTGAGTGTACTAGCAATTATATCTCCTGTTCCATTCGGAGTTATATTAATATTACCATTAGTGTTTGTGCTAGTGATAGCATTACCATCTATTCTAATATTATCGACGTTAAGTTGACCAGTGACATTTGCTGTTCCAGATAATGCTAATGTAGATCCATTAAATGTTAAACTTGAACTATCTTGTAATTCTCCACTTGTGCCTGCATAAACAACACGATTTGCAGTTAAATCGGTTATACTAGCACTTGCTAGTGTTGTTTGACCAGTAACACCTAATGTTCCTGCAATCGCAGTATTACCTGAAGAACTTGTAATTACAAATTTGTTTAATAACGCACCAAATCTAAAATCACCGTTTTCGTCTAATTGTAATCTATGACTTCCGTTAGTATAAAAATCTAAGTCATTATTATTTGCACCCGGCGATGTTTCTGCAATGATGTATGTGTTACCGTCTACATCTTTAACACCGCCAAGACTTGTCCAGTTTGTGTTGACATATCCTTCAAATGATTGTAATGTTGAGTTAAATCTTATCTCACCCGAATTAGGAGTACCGGGACGTTCAAATGTAGTACCTGCAGGAATCCTAATACTTCCGTTATTATTAATTACAATAGTTTCGTTACTAGAACTAATTCTATTTCGTTGGTGGTCAAAATTTAATGCCATGCTACTCTCACAAATTGCTTATAGTATTTATTAGTATCTACACTTGTTCCTTGTATGTTCTATTACAACGCCAATGGTAATTTACCATTGGCTGAATTATTAACTGTGTTATAAATCATATAATAACATTATAAAATTTTTCTTCTTCGTATTTGTCTGCGAGGGTAGACTGATCCAGAAGCTGGGCGACCTTTATAAATTTTTGGAAAACTTGGCTTGTTATTAGGTCTCATGTTAGGGAACCACAACACTTTATTTGCAGCACCTTCTAAAGATGTGTTAAAATTATATGTTTCAGCCGGATCATCGGACATTTGCATCGGCTTACTAATAACATTTAACAGTTCTCTTGCTTGTTTTTGTGTCATATCTGGATATTTTTCTAACATACAGGCAAGAATACCGCATACTTGCGGGCAGGACATGCTCGTTCCACTAACCTTACTATAAAAATTACCGCCACCACGATCAACTTTTGTTCTAGAGGAAATATCAGGCATTGCACTTTGTATAAAGTTACCGGCGGCGAAAATATCAACATTTTGTCCAAAGTTACTAAAATCAGCTTTTCGTTCTTTATTATTCCTATGTGTTAGGTTTAATGCACCAACAACGATGACTGCACTGTCTGTGCCGTTCCCCGCCGCTGCCGGAGTTTGCGGTCGATGATAATAAACGTTAATGTTTGAGGTTGTTGTATAATAATTGTTATAATAAGGATGATCTGAACTATACATCGGCACATAACCGTTGCCTGCACTAGCTACAACTATAATACCATCACTTATAGCATCAATAATATCTGCTTCAACTGATAACGCTCGTCCAGTTTGAGTGCCTCCTGTGTTGTATCCAAATCCTCGCATGTCTTCCGAGGTAAACAGGTCATAAATAAGAGTTTTAGCTTCATTTTGTTCCCAAGTCACGTCAAATGTATTTGGTGTATTTTCAAAAAATCTTACTTCCCATCGCATTTTTGGATCGGAAGGAGTATTATAAAAGCCATTAGGGCTTCCTTCCCATACAATTCTAAACTCCCTATTTGGTGTTACGCCTGTTGTACCGTACCAAATACTATAACATCTTCTGAAGGTGCGATCCGGCGGCGAACTGAAACCGGAACCCATCATAATTTTAGGTATAGCGGGCGACGACGGTGTCACACTAGCAATTGGGTGTGTTAATGCAGAACCTAAAGTTATATAACTGTCTGAAGTTACCTGAATTTGACTATACGTTTGTCCTAAATATTGAATATTAAAGGGAAGATTTAATGTCCAAAAACCATAACTATTAGATCCGCGAGTTGGTGTACTACTCGTTGTTAATCCAGAAACATTGGCAATTGGAGTAAACGGAAGTACTTGAACAGTGCCTGATTGATCAGGCGCTGGCGAAACAGTTTCTTCATTAAATTCTTGCATTTCTAATGTTTCGTCAAAATCACTAAAGATTTGACCACGCTCGCCTGTTGTAACTACCCACGAGACATCAAATTCAATTTCATCACTGTCTGCCGGATAAGTTTCAACAGTATAACTGATAGAAACTTGTCTAGAAGAACTAAAGCCAAATCCACCTGTTATTTCGACATCAATCTCAGGTCCGTTAACTTGAGTTGAAATCATTGAACCGTTATCAACAATTCTTCGCAATATTATATAACTGTTTGCACTATTGCAACTTGCACGTATTCTACTATTCTGCGAAACATCGCAGGGTGCTAATACTGTAACTTCATATTCGTCGGCAGGATCAGTTTGTGTAAAGCTAAATACCTGATTTGGTATTTTTTCCCATGTTTCTGGCCATGCAACCATTCTGTCAGTAACTGAACTTGTAGTCCCCGACGTTGTAAATCTAGTTTTACTATTTGCCGGATCGCCTGATTTATCAACAATTTGTGAGGTTGCACTGTATGCTCCATAAAATCCATTATAAGCAAAGCCAATTAGACCTGGAGTTGTATATCTTGTACCATCATACGTAACACTTTCAATTTGACTTAGTTCTACTGTTCCACCGCGAATCCCCCAACTATTGTTTACAATTGTTGGATTTTTTCTTCCTGTCAACGGGTTAATTGGTTTATTATTGTGAAATGCTCTAATATAGTCGTATGCTAACGTTGTATCTATGCTATTATTAACGTCATTTTCGCCAAACCTTAGTGCTAGAAAATATATGTTTGCATCTTTTGCCCAGCCTTCTTGACGACCTACTGCTGTTCCTGCACAATGTATATTGTGAAAATTACTGCTAGTGCCACGCTGTGCATATGTTCTTCCAACATGAGGCAAATCTCCGACAGCACTAGCATGTTGCCACCAGTTATAATCTACAACTCTAGAAACTCCGTTATCATCTAAAAATTCTGAATGGTTTGGTTCCCATGCTTGGTCGTCTAAAATTATAACATCTACATTTTTACCTGTGTAAGGAAATCGAATATCTTGTGTGATGACATCTAGGTTATTATCAAAGTTAGTGTTGTTTTCTCCAATATAATGTCTCCATAAACCCCACTGATTGTCTGATCCATCGTTTGATGATGAACGGGCCCATCTTCCGCCTCGTGTATTCATCAGTACCGGAAGTTCATCTGTTACTATTTCTACGAATTCTACTCTTGTATCTTGTTCGACTGCTAACGCTTCTTGCGGTGTTAGCATATAATGTGTAACACGACTTGTTGGTTTTCTCAAATAAACGTCAACAGCCCTATCAGGGATAGTTATAGACCCTCCCTCTGTTTCCATGTCATTATAAAAATTTTCTAAGTCATGATAGTTTTTTAATACAACAGCATACTTGTGTAAGTTCATATTATGCCTCCAATGGTAAAATAACTAAGTCAGCAGTGATTGTTCTAGTAGTCCCAGACTTGTTTTTGATTGCAAGGTAAATTGTATCTGTTACAGGACTTTCATCATTCCAACCAATACTTGTAGGAGTAAATTTAACTGTTGCAGCACCCGCAGTAATAATTTCTGCATGAACTCCTGCATCTGGATCAGGATCTACTAATTCGGAACGACTACTGTCATTTGTTCTTGCGGTTGTACTACTGTAAACTCTAACCCATGCTGCAGCATCTACTTGAATCGATAAAACAGCGTATACTTTAGCAGCACTTGTAATACTAACATTGGCGGTCGCAGCATCTGCGATACTTGCAGTAGTAACTGAAACGGTTGTTCTGCTTGATAAACCACCTCCGCCGCCGCCCGATGATGCAATAGTGATTTCGTCGGCACTTGTTCTTGTTAGTGTAACGTTTGACCCAGCAGTTAATTTAACGTTATCTGTTGAACTATCACTACCTGTTAAGCGTAAGTTTACGCCGCCTGTTGCAGTTTCTGCACTGATAGAATAAGTTATGATATCTGTAGTTAATGCAACTGTTCCACTTGCATTTGGTAATGTGATTGTACGATCGGCAGTAGGATTTGTAACTGTTAATGTTGTTTCGTTTGCATCTGCTGAAGAACCTTCAAAAACTATGCTACTACCATCTATAGTTAATCCAGCAAATGTCGGACTACTATTACTTGCTATACCAAACGCAGTACCTGTTGCGCTTATATTACCGGCAGCACTTAATGTAAAATCTAAATTTAGTGCGCCTTGCGTAGTAGTTGTTGTATCACTGACGCTAACTGCAACTGTGCCGTCGGCATCTGGTAATATAATGTCCCTGTCTGCTGTGACTGTAGTTGCTTGTAACTTTACTTCCCAATCGTCTGGTGTAGTGCCTTCAAATATAAGTTTAGTTCCTTGACTAATCCATATGTTTCCTTGTGGATATAGTGCAATATCCGAGTCACTCGAAATATCTAAATCATCATTTTTTTTGCCACTAATGCCGGTAGGGAATCTTGTTTCTGTCATTTCAGTTTCTCCTTGTTATACATATTTATTGAAAAATACATAAAAAAACAGGGCCCTAAGGCCCTGTTCTTAATTGTAGTATAACAAACTATTAGCTGAAGCTTAGGTTTGCAGTTGTAACAGCAATCTTGCTTAGGTAGTCTGCAGCGTTACCAAGAGATGAAGCCTGGTTGCTTAGTTCTACATAACCGTAACGTGTCATGAAGCTAACTACTGGCTCGAATGTGCTTGGATCTAGAACAGTTCCTGAGCTCATTAGAGGGATGTATGGGCAATAGAATGCCGCTGCGTCAGTTTCGGTTGAACCCTTATAACCAACTAGTACGTCATCGTTTGCTGCATACTGGTTTACATAAACCTTCATAGTACCATTTAGAGTACCGACAAACTTGGTGTTAGTTGGTGCTTCGAATGGGCCTTCAGTTGTTCTTGCGAATGCTGAAGTAGTTGCTGACTGTAGTACAGTTAGAACAGTTGGGCTAACAACTACCCAGTTACCAGCACCACGACGTGTGCGGGCAGCGATAGTGTTTGCGTTCTTGTTGATTAGAACTGCTAGAGCAGCATGTTCGTCACCAACGAATGTTGCAGTACCGCTTACACCAGCTTGGTTGTAAGTATCAGCTGCAGTGCCTGCTAGTGAGCTTAGGCTTGCAATGATTTCCTGATCGATTTCAGCAGTGATTTCTTGTGCAAGTGCTTGCATGATTTCTGCTTCAACGTCTAGGCCGTGCATTGCGTTTGCATCTTGAGCAGCTTCAAAAGTCCAACGTGCTGATAGCTTACGTGTTTTAGCTTCAACAGTTTGCTTTAGAACTTGGATGCTTAGTTTCTTACCAGCAACACCTTCTAGTGCGCTTGTAGAATCTGCACGGTTAGTGCTTGCGTTACCTGAGTAACCGGTTGCAATTGCGAATGGGCTTAGTGCTTCATCACCTGCAGTTACACCGTCGAAAGTTTCAGCGTAACGAACACGTAGAGTGTGGATTTGGCCTACTGGGCCAGTCATTGGCTGAACACCAACGATCTCGTTGGCGATAACAGTTGGCATTACACGACGGATAACTGGAAGGATAACTTTGTTAAGTGTAGCAATGTTACCAGCTTGTGTTGCACCTGAGGATGCAGATTCTGCAAGGTATCTCTTGGTATTCTCAAGAGTTGTTTCCATTACTTTTTTCTTTGTTCCAGTAAGACCATCGGTAAGGGCTTCTTTGGTAGCTGACCAATTTTCAAATAGGTTGCTCATTTTTCGGTCTCCTTAGTTTAGTCCGGCTAGTTTGCGAAGGTTTACAATATTGGCATCGACCGCAGCTTCTGCTACGTTTTGCTTATTACCTGTGACTTCTTTTGCAGATTCGCTCAGGACCTTCTTAGTTTCTACTTTTTTAGTATCTTCCTTCAATACTGATGGTAGATACTTGTTGAATGCACCTTGTAGGTCCTTTGTTTGAACACTTTCAAGTAATGCACCCATTATTTCTCTATGCTGCTTGGAAAGTGGAGACATCATTTCATTCATAATGACTCTTCTTTCTGACTTGTCTTCTACAATACGAGCATTACGTGCTGATTCTTGTAGTTGGACTTCTTTTGCAGCGATAGTTTTGCTTGCTTCATTTAGTTTGCTGCTTAGTTCATTGATTTTCTTGTTTAGTTTTGCAGTTTCAGTGCCTTCGTTAAGCATACTGCTCATAAACTCAGCTGCGAATGTTTCGAATATCTTACGTCCAAAAGTATTTTCTTTTGCAACGTTGATATCTTCACGTAGTGTAGTAAGTTCTTTCTTGATAGTTGTTTCAAGAATAGCATTTACTTTCTTTGCAGCGTTTTCAACAAACTCACGCTTTGCAGACTCGATTACAGCCTTGCCTTCTTTTATCATTTTGACTTTAGCTTCAACTAGTGAGCGTTTGTCTTCATGAAACTCGTTTAGCTCTTTGGTAAGTTGCTCAAGAACAAAACCCTCTAATGTGGTCATATTTGCTTTTTGAGCGTTACGATCTTCGCGAAGTTCGGAAACTTCTTTACGAAGTGCTTCCATTACAAACCCATCAAGAACCTTTGCGTGTTCCATCATATGCTTGCGGTAAGCAACACGATCTTCAGCTAGCTTAGTTTTGTCTGCTTTGAACTCATTGAGTTCAGAAGCAATAACATCACCTAGCATTGAATCCATAGCTTCTACAATTTGCGATTTGTCATTTTCATAACGTTGTGCAAATTCTTCTCTAAGTTCTGCAGTGATTTGTTCACGTGCTTCACTTAGTTGTGCTTGCCATGCCTCGTTTATTGAAGATCTTACCTCTTCGGAGAGCGTCTTTGAGCTTAATAGTTCATCTATTGCGTGAGCCATATTAATCTCTCCTATACTTTAAGTTGGTTATAAGTTTTGTTACCTCTTCTTGGAGATAACGTTGTGCTTTTGCATCATGCTTAACAGCACTAGCAACATCCATTAATACATTTCCCCGTCTATGATTCATAATTCTTTCATAGATTGGATCAGGATATGCATCCGGTGCGCTTGGATTAGCAACAATATCAACAGTGATAATTTCAAAGTCATTAACTTTTCCATTATCACCAACATTTCCACTGCCTCTACTTGACACGCCCAGTTTCACTCCACTTTCCAATAAGGTTTTACAAATATTTCCCATTGGAGTTGGCAGAATTTTTAGTTTACCGATACCATTAGCACCATCGATATCCATCTCAGTGATAATGTGACTTACACGATCAAGGTTGATGTTTAAATCATCTGGGTGATCAGCTTCCCCTAACACGCTATATCCTTTTTTGATTTTTTCATTAATAGCTTTAACTGCTCTATGAATTTCATCTTTTGGATAAATGCGGTTGTTTTGATTACGCACATCACCTTCGATAAAAATACCTTTCATATACAAGCTCTTACCATTAGCTTCTTCAATTGCTTCGGTAATGATATTTGCTTGATTAAATGTTAGGTGCTCGGTGAGTGGCTTAAACATATTACTTCATCTCTCTTTTTGGAGCAGGTGCTGCACTTAGTTTTGCGCCAGCTTCTGGGCCTTTAACGCTCATTGCTTTTGCTGCTGGTGCTTTACCGCCTGCTTCTACTTTAGTGTCAGTTGGGTGTGGTTTTGCATCGGTTGCACCTTTGCCGCCTTTGCCTACTGGAGACTTTGCACTGTTGTCGCTACCGTCTGCCATGTTTGCTTTTACTGACTTAAGAGTGACTGATTCGCCGAATGCTTTCATGCTTTCGTCTTCTTCGTCGTCGCCTTCTTCTGATTCTTCGCTTTCGTCGCCTTCTTCTGCATCACCCATTAGGTCTGCAAATGCTGCACGAAGTTCTGCGATAGCATCTTCAACATTAGCTAATGCTTCTTCTGCATCTGAATCATCGCCCATGTCTTCCATGCCCGAATCATCGGCACCCATGTCAAATGATAGTTCGTCTGATGCTTCTTCGTCATCGTCCATTTCTTCTGCATCGTAGATTTCTTCGTTATCGATTTCTTCTTCTGCAGTTTCGATGTCGCTTAGGAAATCGTCTTCCTCGTCGCTAACATCAATTGTTTCGTCTAAGTCTTCTTCTTGAATTTCTTCTTCGACTTCTTCATCACTTTCAGTAATTGCTGACCAGTGATTCTTTGCTTTTTCTACAAAGATTGTGTGTAGAAGATCTGATGCCTTCTCACGCTCGTCGTTAACAAGATATTCAAGGACTTTTACTAGTGAATCCTTGTGATTGCTCATTTGTTAATCTCCTTAAAAAAATTTACAGGCTTACCAAGATGGTTTACAGTTTTATTTAGCAACCAAGACATATTACCTGCTCAAATGGTGGTAAAAACAGCACTTTTTGATTAACTTACTTAGTATAAGTAGTTTCCGTGCTGTTTTACATACTTGTTAGATATTATTCAGCTGCGGGCTTTGAATAGATATCTTTAATACTTTCAATTCTAGATGCATATTCAGTTGCATGAACTTCACGTTGTTTACGTAATCTGTTTAAATGCTTAAGTGTTAATCGACTACGACGAGTATCGTCAATTTTACGATTACTAAATTCGTTGTCTTCTGCATCATAATATTCAACCAAAAACTCATTACTACGCATTATTATAATCCTTCTTGACCTGCCGGTGGTGTCGGTGCATTTTCTTCACCGCTAATTGGACTACCTTCTTCTGCTGGTGTCTCTTCTGGCGTCATGTCTCCTGCAGCCATGTCTGTATCAAATCCTCTAACCCCAACACTACCTAATCCAGGTGTGCTTTCACTATCAGGAGTTGTTCCGGGCTTATTCTCTTCTTCCCACATACGTTCGTTTTCTAATATTTCTTCGTCAGTTAAGCCTAAGTATTTGGACAATACAAAACGTCTGCTTAGATATGGAACTGGTTCTAAGTTTGCAAATACGTTAGCACGGGCAGCATGAACTTCAATTTCTTTATACTGACTAAATGATTGCGGCTCCGCAAACTTAAGTTCAAAAATACCACTGTCGATGTTAATACCACGATTTTTCATAAAGAGCTTAAATTCTTTATCAAACACAGGGCTAACAATATTTTGCAATCTCTTACAATATTGGTTAAATCTGTGTTCTTGAATAAACGCAGTTCCTACTTTACCGTCAACATATGTTGCTGTGCCATCGTCTGGACCGGTTGGCAAATAGCTTGTAGGAACACGTAATGCTCTTAACATTTTATTTGTAAAATATCTTAAGTCGTCAATTTCGCCTAAGTTAGTGCCGCCTGGTAATACTTCAACTTTGCTACCACGACCTTCTGCAGTCTGAGCAAAGAAATAATCTTCCATAATGCTTAACGGGTTGTATGCTGCATCCATAATAGTAGTGCCGCCGCCAGTTCTGCTTGGAATACGCTTTTGGTGAATTTCATTTTTTACACGCTCAACAAAGCCCATTGCTTTGTTTGCAGGCATGTTACCTACGTCAACATAAAACACACGGCGTTCTGGTGCTCTTTGAACACGATAGATAATAATACTATCTTCTAGCAATTCTTTTTGCTTGTAAGTTTTAAAGATTGGGTCTAATATACTACTACCAAATGGATAATCACTATCCATACCTTCGGTTAATGCGCTATGTACAACATGTGTTGCATCAACACTGTATTCTTGTATATTGCCAAAGTTTGATTGATAGTTTGCTCCGTTGCCTACAGGTGTTCTGTCAACAACTTGTGATCTAACTGTACTATTAACTGTACTGTATGATTGTGCAAGTTGAACAGGTTTACTAACTGTTTTGTCTTTAATATTAAGGTTAATGTTCTTTAAAACATATTGCTCAGGTTCTTTACCTTTTGCTTCGTTAATAATAACTTTACTTACATCAACTGGATTTACATAATACAATTCCCATGTTTCGGGGTCACGTATAAAAAACTGATCACCATACTTTATAATGTTGCGGAATGTTCTAAACATTCTGCGATCCCAGTCTTGTAAGTTGTTCCATTGCTGTAGTGTTTGCTCTAATATTCGAACTTCACTTTCAGTTGCGTCTTCTTTGAATCTAAACTCAAAAGGAGAATTTGTATCTTCGTTTAATTGTGTGCTAAATTCTGCAATGATATCAAGTGCAGCATTTACTTCGCTGTCCATGTCCATTTGATCGTACTGTGCATAACGCTCTACACGGTTTGGTTGCCCGCTATAAACTTCAGGTAGCCAGCTTTGAAAGCGACTAGAACTGCTAGGTTTAGAGCTATGCGAGTCTTGACCTTGATATACAGTAAAATGCTTTTTCCATCCAGCCATCAAAGTTCTCCGTTACTGTTTTGTTTTTTTATTTGTGCGGCTCTTCTCGCAGAGCTCCATGGTTTTCCTTTATGAGCAAACGGTTTTTCTTTGATTTTTTCTAATCGTTGTTTTCGATACTCGGGATCGTCCCACATATTTTGTACTACTTGTCGAATTTTTTCAGCATGTTCTAAAGTTTTTGTGCCTTTATAATTTTCAGTTGTTGTCTTTTTTACGCCAGTTAAGGACTCGGAAATGCGTTGTTTTGTTTCTGGTGCATGATGCCAGTTAGAATTTCCTGTTTTACCGCCTCTTTGTAAATTTAACAGTGGACCTGTGTTTTTACATTTCATACCATAATGTTCAATTAGATATTTTTCTTTTTCCCATGCTTCTTCTTGAGTCATATTATCTTCTATAATAATATAATTTATGTCAGGAACAGATACATAAAGATGTTTTTCTATTGCTCTTCTTCCTTTTCCCATGCCAACATAATATGGATTATTATCATAATCCAAATATATATAGACATAATAATTTTTTGGTGTCTTCCATGACATGTGTTTATATCTCTTTTGTTTTGTAGTATATTTATTCTTATTGGAACATAGCACCAGATCTAATGGCAGCTGATAATTCAGCCATAATAGCTCTATTTTCTGCAATATTTTCTGCTGTTCGTGCAAAAAAATCACCTAAAGCACTTCTTACACCTTGACCAATAGCGTCGGGTGTCAGTGCGTCAGTTGCAGCAACACCACTGTCACGTATTATCGACGCAAATTCAGCAAACTGGGCAGTCGCTGCTTGAACGCCTGCAGTGCCATTTACGCCTATTTCCATTATACGCTGCAATGCCTCTATACTTTCTGTTTCATTTAAAGCACTGGTTCCTGAAGCGGTTAATATAGCGTTGAACATCGCTGCTTGCATTTGTTGTATCATTACTTCTGAATCTTGTCTCATGCCTGCTATTGTTAAATTCGACGATCTTACTTGGCCTGCTGCTTGATCAAATGCGGCAATTAGTCCGGCCAATGATGTATTCATTTGATCTACTACAGGTGGGGTAGCTTGCATTGCCGCAGTTAATGCCATAGTAGCACCTTCTACTCCGCCGCCTCTACTAAGTATTCCTAATTGTTGTTTTTGAGTGTCATTCATATTGTCAAACCCAATGGCCAACTGACTCATTATTGCTTGAGCCATTTGAGCATCCCCTGCATTTGCAGCGGCTGCAGCTTGTTCAATAGCCCCATAAATATCCAAACCTGCTACGCCTTGTGCAACGCCTGCAAATTCTGCAAATCCTTCATTGCGTACAGCTGGATTCATGCCTAACATCTGATTTGTCAATCCTAATTGCATCATTTGTTGCACAGCCGGGCCTAATTCTGTCATTGCCATTACAGCGGTTCTTGCAGCATTTGCTTGATCATCTTGTAACCCTGCCATAGCGGCAGAAAAATCAGCGTTACGATCCATGTCCATTCTTGCTCTTATACGAGCGTGAACGTCTTGGCCTGTGAGTCTTGCTACTGCCATTTGCTGCATATATTGTTCTTTCAATGCTTCAGACATTTGGTCAGCATTGAGCTTTTGCATTTCCATGGTACTAGTTAACTGTCGACGGATTTCTAACTCGTCTATCATATACTGTGCTGCTTCTGTAGAAGTCATGCCTAAATAACCCACGTCTTCTGTGTTTTTTCGTAGAGCAGCAACAAACTGAATAAGCCTATTTGTTCCCTCAGTGGAATTTTTACCCAAACTAGTAATAGTTGTTCCGAATGTACTGACATATGCAGTTACTTGTTCTAGCCCTAAACCAACTGCGGCTGCATCATTTCTCAAATCAATCAGAGACGTACCTGCATTAGCACCAACCCTCGAAAGTTTTGCCATACTCTCAGACGCTTGTTCTACTATTCCTACTAGAGATCCTAATACCGAACCGATCTTTTCCATTCCAAACCCGGCAAACATAGATCGAACTGCTTCTTGTATTCCTGCATTAGCTATTAAAGCAGAAAAACCAGATTCTATACCAGTAAAAAGTCGGGTAAGACCCGACTGTTCGGATGCAGGACCTATGTTAGCGGCCGACGATGCTAGTCTCCCAGATACACTGCCGCCCGCCAGGTTGTTTAATGCTGTTACTTGCGCCTGTGTTCCGGTTTGAATTATAGCAGTTTGTTGCTTCAATTCAGTTAACATTTGCTGAGAAGTATAATCCATTGCGAAATCGGGAATTTCGATTCCAACTGCAACACCTCCGACTGGTATATTAATTATTGCCATTAACTACTCACTTTATTCAGATAAATACATATATATACTATTTATAGGTTTTAAATATGAACAATCCGCTAGAGAATTATTACAGAAACAAGGAAATATATATCAAATTGCCATCAGGCGGTAAATGGTATAAAACAAAACCAAAGTTATCTGTATCGGGAGAAATAGGCATTATGCCTATGACTACAAAAGATGAAATGATATTAAAGGTCCCGGACAGTTTATATAACGGAGAATCGTTATTCATTGTAATAAAAAGTGTAGCACCTGATATTGAAAATCCGTATGATGTTGCTATACCTGATGTTGATGCAATTCTAATTGCAACACGAGCAGTTACACAAGGTAAAGACATGAATGTTTCTGTTAAATGTCCAAACTGTAATGAAACAACAGACTATGCAATAGACATACCGTCGATGTTGAGTAAAATAAAAACTATCAACGATGATGTTGAAATTGAGATTAAACACTTAAAACTTAAATTAAAACCAAACACACTGGCAATCATGACAGCATCAAGTATAGAAAGTGTAGAAGTGGCTAGACTCAGAAAAACTATAGTCGATTTAGAAGCTAAGAATGATTTTGAAAATTCTAAAAAATTAGTTGAACAGAGTCTGAATCGAATTGCGGCTGCAAATCTAGCAGTAATCGCAGACATGATCGAATCAGTAACTACGCCAGACGGGACCGTAGTTACTGAGTACAAAGATATACTTCAATGGGTTCAGAATTTAGACTTAAAAAGTAACGAAAGAATTAAAAAAGCCGGAGAACATTTAAATGTAAGTGGTATCCCAAGAACACACACGTTTACATGCAGTAACGAGTTGTGCAACCATACGTTTGACGCAAGTGTTGAAATTAACCCCACTTTTTTTTTCACTCCGAAATAGCAACAACAAATGATATTTCTAAAGTCATCTTAAATTATGAGAAGATGTCTAAAGGTATACGCAAAGAAATTTTTGACATTGTGTTATATTCGAGCGGAGCATTTAATATATCAGAACTATGGAATGTTCCATTAGGATATCTAAAAGAAATCACACAATCAATTATTGATAAAAACGAAAAAGAAAAACAAGCATTAGATAAAGCTAAAGGTATATCATCAACAATGTTTTAATTTTGTTATATACTTTATTCGATTAGCTACGCTAATCATCAATCTTCGCTTAGTAGCTCGATTGAATTATTTTTTTTTATAATCTTTTATGATTATATATTACCTGGAGTTTCAGTCGCACTTAGCTTGTTACAGCTAAATGCGACCGAACAAGGCATTACCCATCGTCCACTAGCGCAACGTTATAGTGCAACCTTATACAGGCAGAGGCGGTTGTGCTTTACCCCTTTACACACTGCTTACAACGCAGAAACACCGACTGCAATAACGTCTACAGTATCGGCTATCCGTGGGATCCAATGGCACAGGAGAGCCCACTCATTTGGTTTGTTTCCCTCAGCAAGGTCCGTTGGCTAAACACCTAGTGTCGCCTCCTCAATGCTTTTATATGGAGGGTATGTCTTTTTGATTTTGGAGAGATTCTAATAGAGCCTTGGATTTGCCAACACGGATGTCGATTATGCCGTTA